CACCATTAGAACCCAATAAAGCCGTCCAAGTTCCAATATTTGTGTTAGTTGTAAAAGTTGATGCAGAAATTCCACCCAATCCGCCCCCACCACTTGTTGCATTTGTACCATTTGCACCAGCACTTGCACGACATACAGAAACGCCCAAAGTTGTAGATAATATTTCAGTATAAAAATTAAAGTTAATTTGTAAAACGTGACCAGCCGTAAATGGTAGTATTCCGTTATTTGTAATAGTTGCACCAGCACTTCCAGCACCTCCAGCATTCCAAGTTCCGCCGTTATTATCAAATGCATTTCCACTTCCGCCACCCCTTCCAATACATCTTACAGAAATACCAATACAATTTGTTGGTAGTGTTACAGATGTATTTGTTGTATATTGAATTGTATAAGTTTTTTGAACTGATGGTGTATTTGTTATTGCACTTTGAACCCACGCCGTTGTTGGCATTTTTGTTGAACTATCAGAAAATAAAGGTTGCACCGCATTACATGTTGGAGGATTTGTTGTTTGTATAGTAATATCAGCACTATTAATTTGAATTGGAGTTGTTTGAACTCCGCCACTATTATTACATAAAAAAATATGGTTACCATTATTAACATTATTATCATAATAAACATTATTTATATTAGAATACAAACTTAAACAATTTGCATTATTATTTGCATTTGTTAGATTTAAATATGATGCCGTTATTTGTCTATCAGTTCCAAGAACACCATTTAATAAAACATTACAAGATATATTACATAAATTAGAACAAGTTAAACCAACATTAAAATTTATTAAACCAGTTGCACTATCACCAGCTTTTTTAAGATATAAACCATTTGCTATATTTAAAGTTAAATATTCTAAATTTATAATCCAATCAGAATAATTAAAAATTGGATTTAATGGAAATGGATTAGGGGGATTAGTTTGAGACATAATATAATTTATTCTATAAAATAATATTTTATTTTTTATATATTAATTATATAAAAGTATGGATAAAAAAAAAGATAAAAAAAAAGATAATGATATTATTAACTATTATGAAAAAATACCAAAGAAATATAAAAATAATTATCATAATCCAAATTATGAAAAACATTTAATTTCTCTGAGCTTCCGTTTATTGGTCATAGGAAGTTCTGGAAGTGGAAAAAGTAATCTCGTTGTTAATATAATACAAAAATTTAATGACACATTCGGAAATATAAAAATATGTTGTAAAGATAAAAACGAACCATTATATAGAATGTTAAGTGATAAATTAGATCCATCAACATTTCAAATTTATGAAGGTTTTAAAAATATACCATCATTAGACGATAAAGAAGAATTTGACCCATCATTACAACATTTAATTATATTTGATGATTTATGTTTAGAAAAAAACCAATCTATTATTGAAGATTATTTTATAAGGGGGCGAAAAATTGCTAAAGGTGTAAATATAATTTATTTAACACAATCATATTTTAAATGCCCCAGAGTTGTAAGAATGAATGTAAATTATATTATTTTAAAAAAAGTTGGTTCAACAAAAGATTTAACTTGTATATTAAGGGAGTATTCTTTAGGTGTTGATATAAAACAATTAAAGAATATATATAAAAAAAATGTTGTTTCTATGACGGATTTTTTATTAATAGATTTAGACGCAACGGATGATAAAAGATTTAGAAAAGGATTTAACCAAATTTTAAAAGTAAAAAATGAAGATAGCGAAAGCGACGAAGAAAGCGATAATTCAAGTTCAAGTGATGAAGAAATGAAGGGATGCGGACGAAATAAATTAATAACATTATTTAATAAGTATAAAAAGTAATTATTTTTTTTTAATATTTATAAAACACGCTTTACCATCTTTTGTTTTTAAAGCATTATTAACACATCCCAATTCTTTTAATTCAGCATTAATTTTTTTTTTATCACAATCTAATAAATCATAAACATCAGTTTTAATTATACGATCGTTTTTATCTTTTGTTATTATGTAATTTTCAAATATCATTTCTCTAACACTAATATTATTATCATCATCATCATCAGTAATAAATTTAAAATTTTCATCAAGTATAATTTTTTTATTATTAATTTCTAAGGCTTTATTTTCATAATATTCATACAATAAATAAATAATACCCAATTTATAATTTTCATTTTCATATATTACTTGTTTTAAATCATCTTTTTTTATAGAATATGCGGACATAAATTGTTTCCCATATTTATTTAATAATATATCATATTTATCTTGACTTATAAATTGTTTAACGCCTTCACATCTAATATGGTGTTCTTCATTATCGTTGCCATCAAATACAATTGAATTATTACCCAATATAATTATAGATGTATCAATGTTAATTTTAATTTTATCATTATATAAACTTCTACATTCAATAACATCGCCACCACTTGCTATACTTTTAATAACTTTATTACTTATTTTTTTTTGTTTAGTAATATCTTTTTCAGTTTCTTCGGTTTCTTGACTTATTCCAATTCTACAATATTGAAAATCCATTAACCAGCCATTTTCTTTAGCCATATCAGAAGATTTTTTGCTTTGTCTATCACATAACATATTTTCTAAATTAAATGAATTTACATAATCCTCAAAACCAACTTTAAATAATAAATATAAAATTCCTTTACCGCAGTTTCTATTACCCATAAAAGACATAAAATTTTTATCTTCAATATTTGCTGTTATTGCCCTTGAAAAGTATTTTAAAACTAAATCAGTTTTATCATTAAAAAGATTTTCAAATATTGTTTCTTTAATAGTATTAATAAATTCTTTATTTGGATTATTAAAATATTCTTCATAATTAAAATTAATAATAATAGTTGTATAAACATTTTCAACATTTTCCCATTTAGTAAATTTTCTTTCTTTAAAATCTAATACACCGTCCAAAAAACATAATTTATTTTTTGTTGATGAATGAAATTTATTATAAAAATTATCATCTTGTTTTAATGTTAATATTTTAGCCATAAACGCATCATATATATTTTTTGCACCTTTTATATTACCACAATAAATAAGTGTTTCGTTTTTTTCATTTGTTTTAAAAATCTTTAATCCTAAAATATAAGATATTAAATTATTATATATTTCACCTTTATCATAAATATATTTATTATTTTTTTTATAATATAAAACTTTTCTTGTATATATAAAATTATCACCAATAATATTTATTAAATAATCAGATGCTTCGTTATCATCTTTAACAAATGTAATATTATTAGTTTTATTAAATTCTTTATTGATTTTTTTATATAATGTTTCATCATCAATGGATTTTTTTAATATATATTTAATTGATGCTATTGTTATTGGTTTCTTACTATTATTAAAGATTGTTTTATTAAGATTATCATAAAAACTTTTACATTCATTATAACCATCATATTTAGGCATCAATGAAGAAATTTTATTAAATAATTCAAAACCCAATTTTTCATTTTTAATTAAAATTCCAATTGCTAACCAATTATCATAGTTTTTTATTTTTTCATAAACATCATATTTAAAAAGATGATTTAAATAATTATAAGTTTCGTTATCATTGTTAATTATATCTTCTTTTTTATTTTCTTTAATATCTTCATTTTTATTTTCTTTAATATCTTCTTTAATAATTTTTTTTTCTTTTGGTTTTTCTTTTTCAATTGAATTTAAACCATTTTTAAATAATGGAGATATTAAATTAAAATCAATTGGAGTATCAAAATAATCACTATTGTAATTATTTATTTCTTTATCTGCTTTTTCCCATACATTTGTTTTTCTTAAAAAATCACCTTTCAAAAAATTTAATACATCTAATTGATTTCTATAATTCGGTACATTATCCGTTCTTATATAAATATGAATTCCTTTTGTATTTCCAGTAGTCCAAGGTAGTGATTTAATAATTTTAATTATTGATTTTTCAACTTTATTTTCTTTTAATATTTTAATATAATCGTCTAAACATTTTATTGTTTTATCATCTAAATCAATACAATAAAAACCAGTATATTTTAAATATAAACTATTTACTAATACCAATGTTTTTTTTTCTTCGTTTGTTAATGGTCTATAATCGTCTATTTCTGGATCTTTATATGTTGTTGGGGGTTTAAATTCTTTAGTTTTATAAATTTCTTTTTTCTCTTCAATTTTTTCAATAGTTAAATTATTCATTTCAAAAATTTGTCTTTTAACAATTGTTCCATCTTTTTTAGTAAATAAAAAATAATAAATTGGTAGATAAGGGATTTCAAAATTATCCAAAAATGTTGTTAATTTAATTGTGTCAGTCATATTGTGTATATATATACTTTAGAAAATTATTTTTAATATATTTTAATTAATTAATTAATTAAATATAATTATTAAAAATAAAAAGTAAAAAAATAAATTGGTTTATAGGTTTTTTAATTTTAATTGTTTTTTTCTGTGATATGTCTCTCTTCTTTTTTGATTTATTTTATCTGCATTATTAGAACGATATTTATAAATTGCTTTTTTTTGTGCATCAGTGTAAGAAGATTTAATAATAATTATATTAGTGTTTTCATTAATTGAATTATCCATTATGATTATATCTATATATTAGGTATATATATTTTTTTTTTTATATTATTTTAATTATTATTAAAAAATGAAATTCTATGTTTTTTAAAAAATCTATGTTTTTTATTCCTTAAATCAAAACTTTTTATAAATTCAAAAAATAAATATATTTAAAAAAAAAAAATTATTTTTGATTTAAGGATAAAAAAAAGTAGAATTTTTAAAAAAGGTAGAAAAGTTATTTATACGCTATTTTTATGCATTTCTCAATGCTTCCCTAAATTCTTCTAATAATGATTTTCTTTTTTCAACTGTTTTTTTAACTTTTTTTTCAATTGGTTTTTTAACTGCCTTTGGTTTATCAATATTAACTTTTCTTTTTTTCTTAGTTAAAGATTTTTCAATTCCTAAATCACTTATTGCCTTATTACTTTCTTTAATACTTTTCTTTTCAAAATTATTAATAGTATTTTTAATTCTTTTTTTATTATCTAAATCAATATTAAAATTTTCTAATTTTTTTAATGTTATACAAACCATTCCAAAATTTGTTTCCATTTCTTTTGATATTGTTTTATCTTCTTTAAATTCACCAGTTTTTATAATTTCAACACTTGACGGATTTAATTTTTTCATATCGTCCAAATATATATTAAAAATAACAAATACACCGCTTTTATCTCTTATAAATCTATCACTTATAATCATTGATAAAACGCCTCCATCATTTAACATATTATAAGCCTTAGAAACAAAATGAATATCATATAAACGCTTATCAACTTTTTTAAATATGGGTTCAAATTCATCACCTTTTTTATTTGTAATTTCCGTTTTTTCTAATACTTGATGAGATAAATTAAATGGCGGATTTCCTAATATGTAATCATAATTATATTTATTTTGATAAATCCAAAAATCACCATTATACCATTTAACATTATCAATTTCATCATACATATTTTTACCAATTTGATAAAAAGCATTATTGTATTCGTTACAATCAATCATAAAATTAAATTTATTTTCTAACTTTAAAAGATTATCAACAAAATTACCAACTCCAGCCGTTGGTTCTAAAATTTTAATATTTTGTCTTTTATCATCTTTAATACCGCTTTTATTAATAACAATATTTATTTCACTTGATGGCGTAAAATTTGCTTGAAATAATGTAATATCTTGTTTTCCAATATTAAATAATTTCATGTAATCACTTATTGGGGCATTTTTTTTTATTAATTTTTTTATTTCAATACTTTTATCGCCGTATTTATCACTACTTGCTTTTTCTTCTAAATTTGGATTTCTATTTTCTCTATATCTTAAATCTTCATTAAATCTTACAATTCTTTTATCTAATTCAGATATCTTTTGTTTATAATATTCTAAATACATTCTTTTTTTAATTGCTACACTTTCCTTTATTGATGGGGCTTTTCCATTTTTATTATCATATTCTAATAATTCAGTATTAAAATTTTCAATAAATAAATTATTTTCATTATTACTTACATCTTCAAATCTTGGGAGTGATAAAAGTTTTCTTTCAAAAACATTTATTTCTTCTTGTTTTCTAAACATACGGTTATACAAATCAATATCACCACTTGCATGGGGATCGCCAATAACTCCATAATCTTTTTTTTTTAATCCGTCTTTTTCAACAATATCAAAAACAAAATCCTTAATATCATTATTCATTATTTGATCCGCTTTTTGAAACCAATTTTTTGTATGGGACATACTTTTAACAGTTACCAAAAAATATAAATTAATAGTTGCTTTATTTTGGTATTTGTGTGATGTTAAACGAATACCTCTTGCTAATATTTGTTCCATAATTGCATAATTCCAATATGGTTGAAATATAATAATATTATCCGTCTCTCTAAAACTTATACCTTCTTTAATTGATAAAGTAAAAATTAAAATATTAATTTCTCCATCATTGTATTGTTTTACAACATTTAATTTTTGAACCATTGATAATTTACCACTTATAAAACCATAATTAATTTTTCTTTCGTTTAATTCGTCCATTAATTCCTTTAAAGATAAGTCTAAAAATTGTGAATATATTAATGTTTTTTGGTTTTTATATCTTAATAAAAATTTAATAGTCCAATCCGTTTTTTCTTTTATACTTTGATTTCTACTAAATAATAAATATGGTTCTATTCTATTACCGATCATTAATCTATATTGCATTTTTGGATTTACAATTGCTATAAAATGAAATTTTTTTGTCGGCATTGATGATACTTTAGGCACTTTATAATATGAAATTAAACCTTCATAATATATTTTAAATTCTTCATCACTATTTAAAATACTATCATATTTAAATCGGTCAATTTCTAATATTGGTTGTTTTTTATATCCAATCGCCATTAACGCCTCTATATCTTCACTACTATTAACAAATAATGTTCCAGTCATAAATATTGTTCTTAAAAATTTACCAGATGATTGAATTAATTTTTCACTTAATTTATTACCAACTAATGAATAATTACCAGTTTTTTTATATTTTCTTGCATTGATTTTTTCGTTTATTTCAACGGCTCTTATATTTCTTAGATTATGGGCTTCATCTATAATTAATAATGAATTTTCTTTAAAATCAAAATTTGACCTTAATAATTGTTGATAAGATACAAAATAATAAATATATTCTCCTTTTTCGTTTTTTCTATCCGCTTGAATTCCTCTATCGTACATTTCTTTAATTGTTCCTAATACTAAACTTGCCGGCACTAAAAAATAAACATGAGCGTTTTGTGTTATTTCTTGGTATTGTTCGGCACAATTTACGGCGATCATTGTTTTTCCACTTCCAACACCATAATAAAGTATAACCAATTCTTGAGCGCTTAAAGTCCAATTTTCAATAAACTTTTTTTGATAATCACGATAATATTGTTTATTTTTTTTTAAATTTTTATCAAAAGCACTTTCAAATGGATCATAAGCATATAATGACGGATCATTTTTTAATATTTTTCCGTCTTCAGTTCTATTAAATTTATGAAAATTCAATATATCATATAATTCAATATCTTTAGTTTTCATAATTCTTTTTGGTCTTTCATTTTCTAACATATCAATAATCAATTCTTTTTCTTTTAATAATTCATTTTGTTTTAACAATAATTTAACAACTTCATCTTTTGATAAATCTTTATAAGCATTATGTATTTCATCTTGTTGATCTTTTATTGAACCGCCTATTATATGAATAGCATTTTTTAGTCTTTCAATTTTGTTTTTCATTATATAATATATTTTATAAATAAATATTATATAAAAATTAAAAAATTATTTTTTTATGTATTCTAAATGTTCCTTTAATGAATGGCCCATTTCTTTTGCTTCTTCTTCTAATTCTATTAATGATGGTAGATTTTTATATTTATCACTTAAAAATGAATGACGAAGAATATTAACACTTGCCTTTTTACCTAAAATTTTATTTAATCGTTGTGTTAATTTTGTTGGTGATAATTTATTTTTTTGACTATCAAATAATAAATAGTCAGTTGGATTTAATTTAATCCATTTTTTGATTATCTTTAATAATTCTTTTGGTAGTTTTACAGTTTGTTCCCCAAATTGTTTAAATCTTGCAGTTTTATATTTATTAAATGTGAATGTGTCTTTTTTAAAATAATTATCTTCATCTTCTTTAAAATCTTTAATTTTCATTTCAGTCCAATCTAATGATCTTCTAATATTAATAAATATACCACTTACTAAACAAAGAATAATATAATTTTGAATTTTTTGTATATCAGTCATAGAATGATTTTTTAATTTATATAATTTCATTGCTTCCATTTCTAAATCTTTAAATATTTTTGTTAATTCGTCTTGTTCTATCCAATTTTCTTTTTGTTTTTCAGTTTTTTCTTGATTTTTTTGTTCTTCATTATATTTTTTTCCGTCTTGGTTCATAAGCTCACGGTATGCATCAATTTTAGGGCATAATACACTTAAGGCACTTAAATATGTTTTTCTTTTTGAACTATCATAAGAATTTAAAAAAGATAAGAATTTTTTATATTGTGATGAAAATTTATTTATATCAATTTCTTTATCATTTGGTATAATCTTTTTATATAAATTAGTTAATATTGATTTATAAGTTTTTAAACTGCTTTCTGATAAATTAGGGCGATTTTCTTTTAATTTTTCTACAATAGGCATTATATAATATTAAATATAAAAAAAAACTATAATAAAATATATTTTATATTAATATTAAATTTTTATTTTAAAATTATTTTCTATAATATAATTATATTATGGAGTTTGATAAATTTAAACATATGGAACAATACATTAATGAATTGGACGAACTTGATAAAGTAAGATACTTGCATTATGTAAGTATGAACTTATTTAAAGATGAAAAAAAAATGTTAATTGAAGATATGATTATGACTGGTGATTTAGTCCAAAAAGTTGAAATTCAATGCGCCACTATTAAAAAAATTATTTGTGATACTGAAATAAAGAATATTACATGTTCCAAATGTAATAATAAATATCCCCCAATGTTATTAAAACATCATTTAGCTGGTATTAATAAAGATTGTCCCCATAATCAAATTGAAATGGTTGATGATGAAGAATATAATAAACATTTAAATAGATAAACAAAATAATATACATTTTTTTATATTTAATTTTAATTAAAGGCGATTAAAATTATTTAAAATTAAGATTAAAAAGACTTTTTATATAATAATTTAATTAAAATATAAGATTAATATTAATTAAAAATTTTTAATTAATCTTTATATTGATTTATTCATAATTTAATATGAATTAATGTTAAGATTAATATTAAATTTAGATAAACGCCCCATTATTGTATTAATTTATTTTAAAAAGTATTAAAATAAATATTGAAAAAAGAATTTACATAAATGAACCCCCATATTTTCGTCTTAGTCTATCAATAGATCCGCCACTAATGACGCCTTGAGGTTGATTTGGAGGATTAATATAAGGGCTGTAAATCATTGGATTGCCATAACCACGAAAAGACCCACCACTAATAGCGCCTTGAGGTTGATTTGGAGGATTAATAAATGGTCGCATTGCTGGATTTGTATAATCTAATAAATTTCCCATATGTTTTTGTATCATCATACCTCCCCTAACTGGTATAATATCATCATTAGAATAAATTTTTCTTACTAATCCAATTCTACCACCAACATTTTTTTTTGAACGAACTTTAAAAATACTGTCCGTCATATCTTCCCCACTATTTTGCATTTGTTGTGTTGCGGTATTTCTATAATCTTGAAGTTGTTGTTGCATTTGAGGGGCATATTCTTGCGGTACATATTTTTCAATATATTGTGATGTTCTATTTTGCAGAGTGTCTAAAGTTTTATTTCCATAATTATTTGCATAATTATTTAACATCGTTTGAGGATTTTGCATTGCTTCATATCTTTTATCATATAATGCTTGTTCTTGAGGCGTTGATGTTAAATATTTATCAACCCCACGCCGTGATAATTTTTCGACTGATCCCATAATTGCAGATGATGAAGCTGGATCAACCCCAGCTTGTTGTAATCCTTCTTCTAACATTGGAAGTCCTTGTTCTATTGCTTGATTTGCGAGTTCTTTTAAAATTGGTTTAGTTGCTTTAAAAATTTCTTTTGCTACATTTTTAGTATGTTTCCCAACTTTCTTTAAAGTAATTTTTCCGCCTTTAATTGGTATTTCGTCCAAATCCAAAATATCCGATCCGTGTTTAAAAATTTTATTTACTAAAGGGAGTATATGTTTTTTTTGTTCCAAATGAGGTTTTAAATGATCCATCATTTGTTTTTTAATTCTTTTTATTTCATCTTTACCAACACCAAAACCCAATTTTGCTTTATCTAATCCCTTTTCAACTCCAGCTTGAGCCATTGGTACAACAAATGGAGCGAGTTGAGGGTTTCCGCTCATTGTTAAAGCACCAGTTACTAATGCATCAGTTAATCCCATTATTGCTGGTCTTGCAACAACTTTTCCAACACTTTTTAAACCTTTAACAATCTTTTTATTTGTTCCGCTTAATTTACCCCCCATATCGTCCATTTCTCTTGTTGATAATTTTAATCGCATCCCCCTTCCTTCTTTCAATGCCCTAACCATTTTTTTAATTGTTTTATCTTCTAATCCATTTAAAAAATCTTCATCCATACCTTTTAAATGTGATGAAGATAATTGAATTGCACCGCCTTTCATCAATTTATTAATTTGTTTTTTTGTAAGTTCAACCATAATTATATTATAATATTACATTATAAAATAATTTTTTAAAAAAAAATAAATACAAATCTTATATTGTTATTTGTAAAAATACAAATCTTATATTATTATTTGTATTTTTAAGTTATTCTTTTACCACTATATAAATCAATCGTAATTTCTTTTTCCAAAACACAAAAGACATATAGATCGATAGGCACTTGAGTTAAATTATTACCCAATATTTGAACGCTTTTTGGTGTTCTATCTTCTTCTGGCAGTCTTCTTGATACATTTGCGACCAAATAACCATAATTATTATAGAAATCATTTTGTGAAATTAAACCACTACTCAAACCATCCGTTTTTCCTCCATTTACGGACCCAACCCCATATAATTCATCTTGAAAACACTCATAACCAAAGTTCTTATTATTGATAAATGCATTCACTCCGCTTATTTGAAAATTTACATTATTTATATACATAAGAGGACTACAAGTTGCTGGTTCGGATGCAAAAGGACTTACCAATGTTGAAAACGAAGTTGAAGAATTCCCAGTTCCATTATAAGTTGATGAAATAAAGGGACAAACGACAATTTCAACCAAATTTGCCAACCCATTTGTTACCAAAAAATTAAATGAACCAGTAGGAGCATTTAAATATTGATATTGAAAAATATCTCTATATTTTATCACTTTTGTTCGTCCATTAGTTAAATATTCTTCTTCACGCATAGGATTTAAAGTGTATAAATCACAATACAAACGACAATTTGATTGACCAGCATATCTATTATAAGGCGACACACAATTTGGATCTAATGAATTTAATAAAGAAACTGAATAAGTGAATGTTTGATCTGTTACACCAGCAAAAACCGCATTTGATAAGGGCTCCAATCCACAATTAGTACCAGAACTTGGTATTAATAATGGATTAGTATTTCCACCAAAAACAGTTAAATCCGAATTAACCACAGAAATATAACCAGTATTTTCCGAAATTGTTATTTTTGTTCTTGATTGATTAAGATTAATATACATTTTAATATAAGCACCTCTGACTAAAGGCATTTTTTCAAAAAAATCAGCCAGATCTTTTAATCTCCAAGTTGCAAGAATATTCCAAGATTGCTGATAATAACCATTAATTGCAGTTGTTGATTTGGTTGTAAAATTTCGTTGATAAGTTGATGAAACAGAAGCCCAATTTGTTGGACCACCTAATATTGTCGCAGTTCCAACTTGACCAGCTGTAAATGTTATTTCCAATTGTCTTTTTGCAAATCCAACATTTCCAGAAGTACCATCATATAATGCTGAAAAATTAGTTGAAAGAATACTATCAAAATTATTTACTGAACCTTGACCAGCGGTTGATGGTACATTTGCATATTTCCAAGATTGAGCTGTGTCTTTTGCAAATCCAATTTGTGTTCCAATAATTACCAAATCATCAACACATAATGTTGTATTTAATTTATATGAAATATACATATTAGTAAAATTTGAAATTTGAACTACAGAAGAATTATTATATTCAATTGACATAGAACTTATTAATTGTGTATATGAATTTTTTAAACCAACTGCGAAATCAGTTGCGATTGGAGCTTGTTGTGTTCCATAGAAATTAAATTGTGATGTTAATGTAATTAATAATGGAACGGTGATTATTGCACTTGAAAAATCCGCCCATTGACCGCTATTTGAAATACTTGCAGTATCTAAAATTACTTGATTATTGCTGTACGACCCATTATTTTGATCTATAATATAAATTCTGTTACGACGAAGAAATGGTTCTCCGTCCATTTCTATTGAATTTGAAACTTCATATAACAAAGCATCGGCCATTTTATATATATATTATATGTTATAAAAAAAATTTTATATTTTAATTTTTATTTAATTAAAATCATTAATAAAAAAATTATTATTATTTATAGTATTTTTTATAGAATTAATCTTACATTCTTTTTTGGTTTATTTCCTAAACTTAAATTTCCTAATTTTTGAATAAGATTTGGATTATTTGATTTTACACCATATCCACTCCCATTAACATTAGAAGTTCCTAAATCACTTGATAATAATAAAGATGTTGTACCTCTTCCAACATGTTTTGAAATTATTTTTTTCATTGTTCCAATTGGCATTACACCAAAGCCACGAACGCTTGTTTGTTGCATTCCAATTGGTTTAACCATTTTATTTTTTATAAAAAAGGATTTCGGCATTATATATAATATTATGTTATATATTTTTTTATTTTATTATATGGTTTATTGATTAATACCACTTTCTCTTATATTTAAAACAATAACAATTTGATTATCTAAAATTTGAATTGGATTATTATTTTGGTCTAAAATATCAATTGTAAATTCTTGATATTGTCCGTCTGATATCTTATTATATAAGAAATTTGGAGGAGTTATGCTTATTTGTTGTCCAAATTGAACTGATGGAATACCACAAGAATATAAGGTTCTATTAACTGAAAAAGGATTATTAATCATAGAACAAATTAAATTTAAAGAGCTTATTGGTTGAATTTCTGGTGTAATTTGTGATAATATTGAATATGTTGTTGTTTGAGGAGTTGGAGGATATGAAGCACTATTAAAACCAATTAATGCACCAAAATTTGAAGTTGTATTAACAACAAATTGAGGAGTTTGAGGATTTGGAGTTGGTAGTACCCAAGTCGCGCCAACTGGAAAAGCCAAAGTACCCAAAACGGTTGGAACTGCAAAACAATTTAATTGTATAGCATAAAATGTCGCGTTTTCTTGTAATTGAATATAAAAAACAAAATCACCATTTACTGTATTAATTAAATAATGTTTATTATTCACCATAACACTTTCAATATAAGCGTTTAAAGATGACGCCGTATAATAACCATTTGGAATAGTAATATTAACAATTGTTCCATCAATCCAAATATAAGAACATGAAGTATTATTATATAATGGTTGATTAAGATTAAACCAAGAATAATATAATGAAATTTGAGCCAATGCTATATCATTATTTGTAAATGTTACACCACCGTTTTGAAATCTATAAACTAATTTATTATTAATTGGAGCATTAACAATATTTTTAGAATTTAAAATAATTGTCGGCATTATCTATATATATTTTATTTATAAAAAAAATTTTATAATTATTATTAAAAAAAAATAAATTCTACATTTCTACTTTTTTTATTCCTTAAATCAAAACTTTTAATATATTTAAAAATATATATTATTTTTAAAAAAAAAAAAAGTTTTGATTTAAGCAAATAAAAACATAGAAACATAGAAAAAACATAGAAACATCATTTATAAGGTATTTTTATAAATTTACATTGATAATTGAAATAAAATATCTTGACCTTCTTTTTTATTAATTTTACCTTCCATCATAAACTTAATAATAAATTTTCTTAATTCTTCTTTTATTCTTGGATTATCATTTCCAGCAATATATTGACCTTTAACTAAATTAAAACGGTCTTCTTCTTTCATATCGTTTTCATCTTTATAATCTTTTACTTTATATTTAACATCTAACCCACTTTTATTTATTAATTTTTTAAATAATTTTTGTTCTTCTTTACTTAATTTTTCTAATTGTCTATCATTAATTTTTTGTGTATCAATAAAATTTTCAATAAAATCAATAAAATCAACACTAATATTATTTTTTAAATTTGGTACATCAACCATTGTTTTTTGATATTTCACTTTTAAAATACCATTATTTAAATGCGGTATTGATAAACAATATTTTCCAAATTCAATATATTTTGGTGTTTCATTAACTGAAATTCCTTTACCAATCATTTTTGATTTAGTAATAAATTTTGGTTGTATTTTATTTCTTACTCTGTTAGCAATCATACCTTTTCCGCCTTCATCAATATTTTCTGCTGTTGTTATTTCTTTTCCCATTGGTTGATCTTGATATGCAATTTCTGAATAAGCAATTGGTATTTGTTGTCCTTCGTTAAAAGTATTAAATAAAGTTTCATCATTACTTTCTTGTGATATTTTTACTGCGGTTGCTAAAGCCCTATTTCTAATATCTTTTTGAATATTTTTTGGGATATTTTTTGGTTCAATTGCTTTTTCGGATGATGAGCTTTGATTAATCATATCAACATATTCATTCGCCAATTGTTGATATATTTTATCAACCAATCCAGCCTTTATTCTTACATCTGTTTTTAAAGCCAATTCATTTAAAGTGTTTTCTGTTGAACTTACTTTTCTTCTAATATTATTCATTTCTTGTTGAATATTCATTAATGTTTCATCCGATCCACCAATATTACTTAAAACATCTCTTATCATATGTTTTAAATCAGTAATAGAAGGGTTTTCGTCAATTGCTTCAAATAAATATGTCCCCAATTTAAAAATATCTTCTCTATTTGGTAGTTTTTCAATTGTTTCAATAAGTTCATTAACATTTGATTGTTCGCCATCATCAATTTTTAATTCAATTGCTGTTTGTAAATCCATTAATTGTTGATATGTAGGCATATATGTTTCCATTCTGAAAAGTTTTTCAATAGTTAAATCAAATAAATCTCTTAATTCTTCATCACTGTTATTTGTTTCATCTTGTATGTCTTTAACTAAATTATATAATTTTTTAATATCTTCTTTTTTTGGTATATCTGTCATTATTCCTTTTATTTCATCCATATTAATAGAAGAAGAAAACCCTTTAACACCACCACTTTTTTGTAATGCTTCTTTATAATTTTTAATAAAATTTAAAAAATATTCTGGTGTTAAAATTGCGACTTCGCTTAATTGTGTTTTAATTGCTGGATATTGTTGTAAAAGAACCTTTTTATCATCTTGACTTAAATTATTAAATACATACCTTGATGGATATTTTCTATTTTCATATTGAGCGTCAGTTTCACCAAATTTTTTTGATAAGTTAGGATTATCAGTAAAAAAACTAACTAAATAAGATTGAACTAATTTATTAACTTCTTGCTCGTCTTCTAATATTTCGGCACTTGTTTTCGGCATCCCCATAACTTGATTTATTCCCAATTGATTATTTAATATATTTTTTTGTAAATCCATTGATGTTCTTTGTTTTGTTTTTAAATAAGTCATATGACGGTTAAAAGCTTGTTCTTCATCATATGGTGTTCGAAATCCGCTAAATTGAATATTTGACATTTATATAATATAAAATATAAAAAAAATTTAAATTTTTTATTTTTTTATTTTTTTTATTTTTTTTTTTATTTTTTTTTATTATAAATATACTATATATAATGTATAAAAAAGAAATAAGAAAAGAAATTGAAAACTATAAAAAGATTGTAGCACATTTAAACGAACATATAAAAGAAAATAATTATGATAATTTAGATGTTTCACAATCCAATTTATTAAAGAAAGAAATTAAAAGATTAAAACCATTAATAAAAGGCGGTGATATTAATTTATTAAAAGCGGTTGATATTTCTAAAGATGATGATTTATATAAGTTTTCTAATCCAAAAGAAGCACAAAAAAAAGCATTTGAATATATTGATAAATCCGCAATACTTTATAAATCATCAAATCCAAAAAAAAAATATATGATTTTTGACCCCAATATTAATAAAATGGTTCATTTCGGACAAATGAATTTTGAAGATTATAATAAACATAAAAATATAATCCGCCGTAATGCATATTTAAAAAGAACTGCAAATATGAGGGGTATTTGGAAGGACAATATTTATTCACCAAATAATTTATCAAGAAATATTCTTTGGTGAATTAAATAAATATTATAGAACAATTAATTTTATATTATTTTTTTTTTATATTTCATTATTATAATGACAACAACAATGACAAAAAAAGAAATGGATTTAAATTTTGGAAAAAAAAATGAAATTAAAATTCTACCAACTATTAAAAGATATTTTGGATATGATAATTTAGAAATAGATGTAAATAATCCTTTTTTAACAATTGATTTTATTAATGATGATGTTTGTATTGAATTAAAAACAAGAAGAATAAACCACGATAAATACGAAACCGCTTTTATTGGATATAATAAATATCAATATTTTAAAAAAAATAGAAAAAAATTAAAATGCCATATTGTTTATAAATATGAAGATGGATTATATTATATTACTTATGATAAAACAACATTTAAAAAATTTGAAAAGAAAATTCAAGATGTATGGCGTGATGGTAGATGTGAAAAATCAAAAGTAGTATTAATACCAACAAATAATTTAATTAAAATAGAAGATTAAATTTTTTTTACTATAATTTATTATAATCTAAATAATTATAATAATGAGTATATCGGATAGAGATTTAAAAGAAATTGCATTAAAGTATAAAATCCCTTTAAATGATGTTTTTATGAAAGATGAACCCCCAAATAAAATATTTGAAGGCGGTTATATAATTAATATGGCGGATAAATCCCAAGAAAATGGCGGTACTCATTGGACTGCATTATATATTCCTTCAACAAATGAAAAAACAATTGCTTATATGGATAGTTTCGGTTTTGTTCCTCCCCAAAGTGTTATTAATTGGATAAAAACAACACCATTGAAAAATTATAAAATCGCTTATAATACAAAACAAATTCAAAATATTAATAGTGGCGGATGCGGTATATATTCACTTTTTTTTATTAATTATATGGATTTATTACATAAAAGCACTCCTATTGAAGATAGTATTGAATTATTCGGCCGTTTATTTGATGATGATAATAAAAAGAATTTAACAATTTTAAAATCTTTAATACCATATTATAAAAATACCGTATAAATGATGTTTCTATGTTTTTTCTATGTTTCTATGTTTTTTATTCCTTAAATCAAAAAAAAATATTTTCTAAAAAATAAAGTAAAAATATAAATATTAAAAAAGTTTTGATTTAAGCAATAAAAAAAGTAGAAAAGTAGAAAAAAGGTAGAATATTAAAAAATAATAAAAATAATAAATATAATACATATAATATATAATGGATAATTCTAATCGTTTTTATGATGAATTGATTGTAGAACAAAATAATATAATGACCCAATTAAAAAACTCTAAAGATGAAAAAGAACAAAGAAATTTTGAAAAACATTTAACAATAATAAACATGTTAATTAAAAATATTTATAAATATAACAATTATAAAAATCCCAAAAAAAAATAATATTTAAATTTTAGTATCTTCTTTTACTCCCATTTCTAATTCCATTTTTTCACTTTTTACTTCGCCGTTAATATCTCTTTTTATTGATATTAAGCCACAAAATATTGACACATCACTGCATTTACTTTTAAATCCATATCTTACTAATATAGCAAGAAATCCAAAGCCCATAGTAGCAATTCCATAAATAAGTGTATCATCCATAATAATATAATTATATAAATATTAAAAAATTTTAATTTGGATAACTTCCAGTTTGTTGAATATACATTAATAATAAATTATTATAAATCTCATTTAAATTATTTAAAGCGTTTGATCTTCTTTCGGTTGTTCTTCTTATTTCTTCTTCTATTGGTTGAATTTGTTGAACTAAATTATCCATATCACCGTTTAAAATTGGTATTGAATAAGTTTTTGAATTAATTTTTACTATTATTGGAGCTGGCATTTATATAAATAGTATTATATAATTTATAATAATTTTTATGGTAGTATATTTGTTCGCGTTAATCCAACTTTCATATCAAAAGTAAAGTCTTTAGGATTATCAAAAGCACAATATAAATTAATTTTTAATGGTAGATTTCCACTTCCAGAACCAATAAGACCAGAAAAATCAACATAATCCATCCAACAAAATGGTTGAAATTCAGTTATTGAACCACCACCACTCCAAGTTGAATTATTATTATGACGACAAAACGGCGTTATTGAATTAAACATTATAGGCGTATAAATATTACTATTTTGGTCTTCAAATTCAATATAATATGCAAGTCCTTTATCAGAACTATTATTTTGACCCCCATTATTCCAAGTGTTAATTGTAAAATCAATTCTCCAATTTGATGATGTATAAGAAGATAAAGGGCTTTCAGTAAAAAAATATTTTGGTAGATTAGCATTTTCAACCCAAGCAAGTAACCAAGTTTGACCGCCAGAACTATAATTAACAGTTCTATTAATTGTTAAAATATCAAAACAAATAGGCATTGAATAACCAAAAGAATTTATATTTGGAGCAGTTAATTCAATATCACCATAATTATAAGCATCAACAATTATATTTGTATCAGAATTTATATTTAAATTTTGTCCCCCAGTATTTTGAATAGTAAATGGATTTATTGTTGAATTATTTGAAATTGAATTATTTTGAATAATTACTGTTTCACTTGTTGAATTATTTAAAATTGTTATATTATCATTTGTTAAAGTATTTGAAAAATCATTTAATAATTTATCAATTAAAATTGTATCTTGAATATGTAATGTTGTTCCATTTGGCGGAGCTTCTAAAGATTGGAGTCCAATTGGTAGATAGCATAATTTTTGAAATGTTATTGAATTACCACTTAATACATCAGTTATTTCTAAGGGGTTAAAATCAATTCTTCCCAATAATGGATAATCGGCACTTTCTAATATTATTGATTTTGTTGTAGTCATAATATATAATTGTATATTAAAAAAATTATAATAATATTATTTATTTTAAATAATAAGTGATAAAACAAATTCCGCCCAAAATATTTATTGCTGGTCCTTGAAAACTATTTAATGTAATAAAACCATTCCAATTTTGACCAGCACCATAAACCGTTGAAGCATTCCATAATTGACATATTGGAGTTCCGCCACTTGATGGATATTGTGAAGATTGAAAAGATAAATTTGAACCGCCATTTACACCATTAGAACCCAATAAAGCCGTCCAAGTTCCAATATTTGTGTTAGTTGTAAAAGTTGATGCAGAAATTCCACCCAATCCGCCCCCACCACTTGTTGCATTTGTACCATTTGCACCAGC